AGGTTCGAACTGGTACACCCGAAGATATTCATGGGATGATGGATTTAGCATTGCAGGCTTGCGAAGAAAATGGCCTGACAAATCCCAACCCTGAAAAGCTGCTCAATCAGATTTGGGCTGCTCTGAATCAAGAACACGGTATTGTCGGTATTATTGGTAAATATGGACAACCGCTTGAAGCTGCTATATTACTTAGAACAGAGGCATTGTGGTATTCGGACGAATTTTCTCTCGTCGAACGGGCAGTTTTTGTACACCCGGAGTATCGCAGTGCTAAAGGCGGAAGGGCGCGGAAATTGTGCGAGTTTGCAAAAAAAGCCGCCGAGTCATTAGATATTCCGTTAATTATAGGCGTATTAAGTTCTGATCGTACTGAGTCAAAAGTTCGGATGTATGAGAGACTTTTCGGTGAATATTCAGGTGCTTACTGGATTGTAGGCCGGAGAACTGGCACTTGGAAAGCTGCTGCGGAGTAACATAGATGGGCCATAGGGTTTGCTCAAAATGTAAGACTAACAAACCTCTGACTGAGTTTCGTAAAGACTCGCCTGCATTTGAAAATCTCAGCAAGAAAAACAAATTTCCTGAAGAATATCAGCACCTTGCGTGGGGGATTTAATTATGGGGGGAAAGACCAGTACATCAACCCAATCGGTGCAAATCCCGCCGGAAGTTCTGGCTCGATATAATGCTGTCAATAAACGCGCCGAAGAAGCTGCCTCCCAGCCTTTTCAAGAATATTCAAACGATCCAAATGCGTTTGTCGCCCCTATAAATACTACTCAGCAGACCGGCATTAACCAGACTCTTAATGCGTCCCAGCAAGCACAGCCCTATTTTGGCGCTGCTACTGGAATGACTGCTGCTGGTTCTGGAGCTGTTAACCCTGACCAGCTTCAAACTGCTCAATATATGAATCCATATACCCAGAATGTGGTGGATGCTACAACTGCTGCTCTTCAACAACAGCAGGGCCAGCAACTTTCCCAACAACAAACACAAGCTATCAAGTCTGGCGCATTTGGCGGGAACCGTTCTGGATTGGAGAGGGCTGTTCTGCAAGGTCAGCAAGGTCTAGCTACAGCTCAAGCCATTTCTCCATTATATCAACGTGGCTATGAACAGGCTCTAGCCACAGCACAACAGCAACAGGGCGTAAATTTAAGCGCTCAACAAGCTAACCAAGCTCGGCTTTTGCAAGGTGGTCAGCAACTGGCTGGGTTGGGTGCTGCCGCACAAACCGCTGGTTTGCAGGGTGCAAATGCTTTGCAACAAGCTGGCGCAACTCAGCAACAGACAACTCAAGCTGGTCTAGGCGCTCTCTACAATCAATGGCTACAGAAGCAAGGCTACCCCTATCAACAGGCTCAGTTCTTGGCAAATATTGCGGAAGGTACTGGTTCTCTGTCTGGGAGCACAACTACTACTAATCAGCCAGCTCCTTTCTTTGGATCTGATCGTCGCCTTAAGCATGACGTTAAGCGTATCGGTGAGACTGATAAGGGCCTGCCAATCTACAGCTTTAAGTATAAAGACGATCCCGAAGAGCAGACCCGCATTGGCTTTATGGCTGATGAAGTTGAGAAACGACATCCAGAAGATGTCGGCCTTTCTGGCGGTTACAAGACAGTTAATTATGAAGGTGTGGCAGACAAAGAAAGCCGCCCTCATCGTTACGATGGCGGTCTAGTCCCCGACTCTGCTGGCGGTGCTGTTATGCCAGAAATGTCAGGCGAGGGTTATGCTGAAGGTGGCATGGCTGGCGCTAGTGATTTTGTGCCTCCAATGCGTAGCATCTTTGGTAATCCCGGAGCTGGTGGCAATGCTGGGTTGGCGCAGGTCTTGGCTGCACAGCAAGGTAGCGGCCAACGCAAGTTAATGATGCCATCTCAAGGTTTGAAGCCGATTACACCAGAATTTAACCAATTGCTTGGCGCTGGTCAGCAGGTTGCTGATCTCGGTGGATTGGCTGGTAAGGGCTGGGATACCGGCAAGTCTGCGTTACTTGGCTCAGAAGCATATAAAGACTCTAAAACTGGTAAAGATATAGCCGCAACAACTGGCCTTATTGGCTCTGGCGGTTCATCTGATAATGCTGGTTATTTGAAGAAAATCTTTGGCAGTAGCCCCGGAATGGCTGGAGGAGGCGGTGTGAATCCTTACTCCATCTCAGACGATCCAATGGCGGATGTTGTTAAAGAAGGCGAGGAAAAGAAGCACGAGCTGATGAAGCCTAATCAAGCACCCGGCGCTCCTCCTAGCCCATTTAGCCAAATTATGGGCGGTGTTGGCGCTGCCACAAGTTTGGCAAAGGCTGGCACTACAGCAATGGAAGGGCTGGAAGCTCTTGGCGAGTTCTTGCCTATGCTTCTTCTTGCCAACGGCGGCGTTGCAGGTGGTCGTAAGCATTATGACGATGGTGGAGATGTTCCTCCAGAAACCGTGCCTCCGATGGATTATCGGTCTATGTTAGTCAATTCAGCTAAGAAAGCTGGGATTGATCCTGATAATTATGTAAGAGTTGCTCAAGCTGAAAGTTCGTTACGCCCACGTTCTGGCGATGATGGATCATCTGGTGGCATTCTTCAATTCCATGTCGGTGATGTTTCTGAAAAGTATCCTCACGCTGGTTTGGGTAATGCAATATTTAAGGATGTATATCCCGAATTGGATAAATCGTTATCACCGCAAGAAAAAGTCAAATGGCTTAATGCGCCCGAAAATCAACAAGCTCTTTCTGATTATGGAGCGCAACATATAGCTAAAAACGGCTATGGAGCATGGACTACAGCGCGGCAAATGGGCCTTGCGGGCGGTCGCGGCTCTCGATCTGAGGCTTCTGCTCCTTCTAAGGGCGGCTTCAGCGGGATAAGCGCACCTGATACATTTAATAATCAACCTCAAGGTTGGGGTGATTTCCTGACAAGTAAGCAGTTTGTATTGCCGTTGCTTTCAGGTCTTGGGAAGATGGCTGGATCAAATAGCCGTTATCTAGGTTCGGCTGTGTTGCAGGGTTTGGGTGGAGCTGCTGAGTCTTACGAAAACCTACAAAACCAAACTTCGCAGATTCAACTTCGTCAGTCTGAAATTGCCAAAAATACACTCGGCATGTTGAAAGATAGGTTTATCCCTATCCCGACAGGAACTGGCCAGCCTGCGTGGCGCGATACCATGACTGGTAAAATCCTTAATCAAGCTCAATTTGCTGCTGCAATGAGCGGGGCGGCTAGTGCAATGGGGAATGCTACTAATGTTCCTTACGCATCACCAGTTAGTACCAAAGACCCGATACAGATTGCGGGATCAACATCACCCGGCACAAATGCTGTAGCGAAATCTGGCGAAGACATAATGAAGGCAAGTGGCGTTACGCCTGAGTCTGCTAAAAACACAGCTCCACCGCCGGATGCTTTTGCTAACGTAGCTGATGAATTTAACCCCTATTTGCTTACGCAGAAAGCTGAACAATATCGCAGGCTTTCAGAAGAAGCTCGTACTCTTGGTAAGGATAACCAATCGACTGGTTATTTGTCTGAGGCTGAAAAGTACGAACAAAAAATTGAAAAAATTATGAAAGGTGATTTGCCTGTATTGGACAAAAACAATCAGCCTACTGTCATCAAAGAAATTCAAGAAAATATTAATCGTAAAAATGCGGATGCGGATTTTGCTAAATCAATGGCAACTCAACGTGGCGAATTTGCTAAAGCCGCAGATCAATATCTAGAAGAATTTGACCCGCAGCTTCAAATAATTATGGACTTATCACGAATTTACCAAATGGGTGAATTGGGTCGCGGATCTGAGGCTATTGCAGATCTGATAGGTTATGCCAGAAGAGTTCCATATATTGGCGAAATTCTTAAAGATAAGTTACCTGATCTTGTTGCATCACAATCTCTTAGTGACCAATCTAAAAAAGAATCTCTTACAATGGCGTTCAAAACCATTAGGGAGGCTCAAGCCCAACGCGCTCCTGCTACAGCTTTGAAGGAAGCCGTGATGACAGTTGCGAATCCTGAAATGGCTCCTGAAGCTCGCTGGGGTCTCTTAACGAGCCAGCTTGGTCAGGAATTGTGGAAAAAAGCTCAAAATGAAGATTGGATTAATGCTGGAAGGCCGAATCATTCAAAATACCTTATTGATTGGAAGAAAGATCCTAAACATTCAATCGACAATTATGTAGAACAAGCTCGTAAAATGATCCCTGAATTTAAGGGTGTCACACCTACTGAGAGGCAAAATCGCCGTCCGTTAGGAAATGAAGGGCAACAACAACAGACATCTGTGCCTACTGTGACACCACAAATGGATCAGCAAGCCATTCAATGGGCTAAACAGCATCCGACAGACCCGAAAGCCATTCAAATCTTGAAAGCAAATGGGGTTCAATAATGGACTTTGATCCTGATGCTTATCTTGCTCAAAAGGTAGGTAACACACCTGCCTCTGCGTCCAACGCGCCACCTGCCTTTGACCCAGATGCTTATCTGGCTCAGAAGATGGGTGGTAAACCATCTGCGCCAACGCCAGAGCAAGAGCATGAGGCCAATGTTGCCAAATATGCTGATGATGCTAAGAGATTCCATAATGAATTTCCATTAGAATCTGCACTCCCTAGCCTTCAATTGCCTATTATCAGCGATATAGCAAAAAAAGGTTCAGCATTTGTTTCCTCTTTAGTTCCGGGGAGCGAAGATAGATATGGCGCAACTCAAGGCGAGAGATACAAGAACATTTCTGCTCGTCAAGATGCTATAGAGCGGGAGCGTAAAGCAAGGCAGTCTGGTTTGTCATCGGCACTTGAGACAGCCGGTAATGTTGCTGGTTCTGTTGCTTTGACACCTGCTTTAGGCATTGAAGCTGCTGCTACAAGGGTATTACCTAATCTAGCTGGGCGCGTCTTGGGTGCGGCTGGTGAGGGTGCGGCATATTCTACGGCTGAACATTTAGCGTCTGCACCTGCTGAAAAATCCGTTGGCAAAACATTGTCTGAGCTTCCGGGCGCGGCAGCTCAAGGCGCTTTGTTTGGTGCTGCTGCTGTGCCTGTTGGAGCTGCTATCGGTAAGGTTGGAGAAAAATCAAAAAGCGCATACAATTTTCTGTTCAATCCAGAAGAATATGCAGCTCAAAAACTGGCTACTGCGGCCAGAGAGGCTGCGCCAAATGCTCCCGGATTAAAGACGGGGGAAGCTGGGTATTTGGCTGAAGTCGGCGCTCCTGTAAGTGTTGCTGATGTTAGAGGCGTCAAGCCTGTTATAGAAAAAGCTGCGGCTATCTCACCGGAGAGTCAACACTTAGCTGAGATAAATCAATCTCTTAAAGATAGATTGCAAGAAAGCTCTCAGACATTTCAAAATATTCTTGATAACTCTTATTCATCTCTTGTCGGCAAAGTTAATGCAAAAATAGATCCTGTTGCAGTTAAGAGAGAAGCTAGAGACGAGGCAATTAGTGTTAATAAGCCTGCTTATTTAGCGGCTTATAACGCCCCTGCTGCACAAAATATGTGGACACCAGAACTGCAAAATTTTGTTAACACAGAAGCAGGACAAAAGGCTGTCAAATTTGCAGTGGAGAACTCTAAACTAAGTGCGTTTGCAAAGGGTAATACTCCACAGAGAAATCCATTTATCAAGGATGATAATGGGATCTATGTGCTAAACCCTAGATCTGCACCGCCAAATCTTGAATTTTGGGATCAAGCTAAACGTGGCTTAAACGATCAAGTTTCCAGCTTGTATAGATCTGGTGACAATGGTGCAGCTAAAGTGGCGCGTGATGCCCAAGAAACTTTTACACAGCATCTGAAAGATGTAGTCCCGCAGTATCAAAATGCTCTGTCTGGCGCAAAGAGATATATAGATCAGGACAATGCTTTTGATGCAGGTATGGATTTCTTCCGTCTGGCAGATACAAGCACAAAAACAGACCCGTTAAAGCTGCGTAAACAAATTGAGTATTTCCAAACTCCTACTAATCAAGGTGGATATACACAAAAAGAAAAAGAAATGTTTAATCAGGGGCTTATCTCATACATTAAGGATAACCCTATACAAGCTGCAAAAGTTTTCTCCAAAGCAGATGCAGTAACAATGAATAATCTATCGTCTGTTATGGAACCAGAACTATTGAAGGCCGCTTACACGGCTTCTCAAGTTAGTCGGCTGTCTGCGCTTACCCAAGAGATAAAAGTTAAAGAATCAAAAGGCTTGATAAAAAAACTAGGTGCTGGTGCTGGTTTATTCTTTCTTGCCTTAGCAGAACATCCAATTGAAAGCATACAGTATCTCTTTCAAAGCCAGCTTACTTCTGCTGGAACTACTCTTGGTGGTTTGGCTCTTCTTGGCGGCAAATTGGGGTATAATAAATTACAAATTGCCAGAGCTAATCGCATTTTAGAAATGGCAGCATCAACGGACCCCAGAATTATTAAGAAGTTGCATAGCGATGTATTGGGAAACCCCGAAGAGCAAAACCTTCTTCAGAATATGGAAACTGGTCTGCAAAGGTGGGTTCTTTATTCAAGAGAAAATGCTGGCGGGTTAGCTCGATATATGGGTACAGTAGCTGGTCAGGCGAACGGCGGTCGCATTGAGCGCAAATCTGGCGGTCGTATTAGCCCAGCCTCTAAAGCTGATAGGTTGATCTTGGCCGCAGAGAAGGCTAAAAAGTACATCAATAAACATACAGAGGCGCTACTCAACGAGCCGGATGCCACTATAGTTCATGCTCTATCAATCGCTAAAAAGGCCATCTGAACATGACAACGACAACAAACAAAAGTTTGAACGAACCTGCGATTGGCTCTTCTAGCTGGGGCGGTCCACTTAACGATAATTTTACATATCTAGATGCTGCGTTGGGGTCTAGCACATCTCTTTCACTGACATCTGCTACATTAACTGTGTCGCAGTATCGCTCGCTGGTTTTGAGTGTTAGCGGAGCCAACAGTGCAGCCATTGTATATACAATTCCGGCTGGAGTTGGCGGTCAGTGGATTGTTAGCAACCAAACAACAGGCACTGGCACAATTACCGTCATACAAAGCGGCATTGGCGTTGCCTGCACGAATGGTAAGCATACGCTCGTCTATGCTAACGGCTCTGGCGTCTATACGGCGGATGACTGGCAGAGCGGTGGCGGTGGGGGTGGCGGATCTCCCGGCGGCTCAACAAATTCAATCCAATATAATACCAGTGGTACTTTTGGCGGCAGTGCCAATTTTACATATGATGGTACAAATGTTAACCAGATTGGCTCCACAAACGCCGAGTTGAAATATACAATCAATAACCAGCTTACAGGCGCTAGCGTTGCTTCGTCTTTGTATCTTACTGCTGGAACTGTTGGATCAGGGATTTACGGGTCGCTGTCCACTTGGAATAATAGTGGCACAAACTCCTACATGCAGCTATCTGGCAGCTCCGCTGTTGCCACTATCAATCATGGTTTTACTACCCATAATTTCTATGCCTTGAACCTTTCGACACCATATGCACAGATTGGTACGGCAGGTCTTAAACTTGGCTCTTCATTAGCTCTCAATATTTATCATGATGGGTCTAATGCTTATTACACCACATCTACGGGTGATACGACATTCTCATCGCCCAACGCATCGCTGATTAAGTTTGTCAGCGCACCATCTGGGGCACAACGTGCTACGTTAGATCCCAATGGTAATTTCTGTGCTGGTAATATTCCATCTCAAGCATCATCTGGCATCTATTCGTCCATTGCTGCTTCTGGTGTGTTCAACCGTGCTGGCGCTACAGGCACTCTTGGTAGCACAGTTTACAACATTGAGTTCTTAGGCGGCTCAAACTGTCATCTGTGGGTCGGTAATAGCGACTTCGGTCAGATCTCGACAACATCTGACTATCGTTTGAAGAAAGACGTTACAACAACAATTATTCCAGCTTTGGACCGTGTTAATCGTCTGCGTCCAGTCAACTACGCATTTAAATATGACAGCATCCCCCGTGAAGGTTTTATCGCTCACGAAGTGCAGGAAGTCATCCCATCTGCGGTATCATACAACAAAGATGATATTGCATCTGACGGAAAGATTCAGCCACAGTCACTGAATATTGCGCCTCTTGTCGCTGTATTGACAAAAGCTATACAGGAACTCAGCGCGGAAGTGTCTGCGCTGAGTAAAGAACTTGATGCTGTTAAGTCTAAGCTGCCTTGATCTGCGGTTTCTTAAACGGTGCAGGGTGGTAGCAAAGACTGTAATGGTATGGGCACATAGATGCTCTATGAATTTTTGCACCGCAGTATAGTGTATCTGCGTCATCTACTTCACCAATGATATACCTACAGCTATCAATCTTTAGATCCGTTATATAAATAGGATCATTGGTTGGAGGTATTAGCGGTTCCATTACCATGCGCTTCTCCCTAAGTGGGAATGGAATTGTTTTACCTTTAAGTTTATGTTTGTTGTTAATACTTTGTTCTTGCTGTGATTTTTGCATCCTATTCAGCTCAACTTTACGTTCTTCTTTTCGTTGAAAATAAATAGAACGTCTAGTTTCTTTAGGTATAACTTTTGGTTTTATATCTACCCATCCAGCAGCCCTAGCTCTTCCTACGCGGCCAATGACTGCATTCCTTGTTATATGTAATACCCTACCTATTTCAGTTGCTGTGCTACCTTCGTTCCACATTTTCAAAATAAGATCTAAATCTTCTTTTTTAGCCTTATCAACCATATTGCCTTATCCCCCTTATGTGTTACCTTTGAATTTCTCTTAAAGCTACCGTCTTCGCGCTTTAAGAGAGTCCCCCACTTAACCCGGTAGTGTGCCAATGGCTCTACCGGGTTCTTTTCTTACCAATAGTGTAGTGATCCAATCCAGCTAGGGATCTTCGCGTTAACAGCCATTTTAATATATTGCTGGCGATAGCGCTCTGCTTTGCGTGTCAGACGTTTATTGAATGGGCTTCCAGACACATGGCAGGACGCAAATTGAGAAGATGTTCTCGCACCCAGTTGGACGCATCTCTCCATATGCCTGATGCCAGCCTCGATCTGAGCGGTGCAGGATGAGTTTAACTCATATGCAGTGATACCCAAGCTCTCAGCACTACCTACAAGTACCTGTAGAGGCCCCACAGCGCGTCCGTGACGGGTCTTAGGGCCTTTGACATGGCAAGTGTAGCCAGACTCAATTTTAGCGATCTTAAGGGCAGGTTCTACCCATTCTTGGCCGATACGAGATCGCACCTTATCCGCAATCTCTGTGGCAACTTGTTTTTGGGTTTTCGACATTGTGTCAGTCCAACTTAAATCAATATCAACATTTTTCCCCCATCCAGCTTTGTCTCTGCGAAAGAAGATTGCTGCGTTGTCATCACCCTCAAAAGCCATTGTAGCAATGGACATAGTTAAGATTGATGCAATCGTAGGGATGATTACATTCTTCATGCGGTATCCTTTCAAAATGTGGGCGCTTTGCTAGAGCGCATCTCTCTCCATAAGATCATCAGGTTGATGATGGCTTATTGTTTCACATGAATCTGAGTAAGGCAATCATTCGGCTTTTGATGGTCTGCCAAATGACACATTCGGTTGAGCCTTGATCTTTGGATTAGGCCAAGTCCAGCATTCACCGTTGCTGTCATTTAGACAGATCCACATCAGATCATATTCTGGCCCATAATCAATCCACCCAATCGCCATCGCTTTCCCATCCGGCGTTATTACTGGGATTGGCGGATTCAACTGTAACAGCATTTTGTTCATCCAATACACGTTGATGACGTCTTACGCCATGCAGGATTGACGAATGGTCGTAAGGTTCCGCTGGTCTGCATATGCGCCCGATTTGATTGTATGTTAGGCCGCACTGCTTCAATGTCCACCAAATCTCATTTCGCACAAGACTTGGAATCCTATATCTTTTGTCATTAAACACTTCGTCCCATTCTAAGTTTTTCTGTGCTAAAATTTCATCAATTACAAGTTGATGTTTTGTTCTATACGCTGGGTTTTTGATTCTCTTCAATGGTTGCGGCGGCTCTTTCGAGGTAATTGTCATCGTGGGCCTCACATATGCAAATGGTTTAGGTTTTTCCCTACCTAATCTTTCGCTGACTTTCTCATAAGATTTGAACAGTTTTTGCTGATAATTGCTATATGACATTATTACTCACCTTCTACATTTAACACTTTGCTAATTTTGCTTCTAACATCTGTTGCTGACCAACAATCGCATTTGCTATAAATATCTTTAAGAAGTTCTGCCATCTCTTCAATGCGATCAGCGGATTCTGAAGCAAGGCTCCAACGCAAAACCGTCTCTGGGTCTTCAGCCCGCAGCCGCTTCACAAGATCGTCCATCATCTTTCCCCTCCAGTGCTTTGCGGGCGTTTAGATTGATGTGAAACACCAAATCTACGAGAGATTTGATAGAAACGTTGCCCTCTGGGTTTTTGAAAGGGTGAATGTCGATTATCTCCCGCAGCGCCGCCTCTAACTGTTCGATGCGGCTGGCTTGTTCTGCGCACTTTTCGTCGATGATCTTGACGTACTCACTATCAGACATGACCGACAGGCGTAGCTTTTCTAATGTTTGATTATACAATTTGCCCCATTTGTTTCTTGATTTAATTAGCCGCTTTACTTCCGCCTCCAGCTTCTCGATGCGGTCGGCGGCTTGTTTTTCAAAAATAATATTTAAGCTTTTTAAACCCATTCTTTCAACAGCCAAACCAATCTCGTAGTCATACTTCTTATTGTTTTCTATGTAGGCGGTAAATATCTTCCCAAGACCATTAGTCATCTTTCCCCTCCAGTGCTTTGCGGGTAACGCCAACCATTTCTATCAACAACCTCAGCAAGTAGCCTTCAGCTGCCGTCATTGGCTCAGGTATGCCTTCAGACCCTGCATATACCTCATAAATCTCCCGCAGCGCCGCCTCCAACTGCTCGATGCGGGCTTCTAATTTGGCAACGTGTCCTGCACGACGCATTGCCTCAAGCGTGTCTGGGTGGATAACTGTATAACGATCAATCATTTCGGAACCTCTAGTTTTGCTTCCTGCATCATTTGTGCAATTTGGTAGGCCAGTTGAGGCTCAAGCCTGAAATATATTACCTTCCCATCTTTATCTTTCAGATTTCGAGCGGCCATCATGAGCCATTCGGCCAGTTCCTCAGTGTTTTTAGGCTTGTAACTTGAGAGAAGTGACATTGGGCTTTTAGGCGGGATCATTACTTGTCTCCTTTATTAGGATTCCAATCTGGAAGATTCAGATCATCTCTTACAATGTTTGTAATATACCCAACTACATACCATCGTTTTCCATTATTATGTTCAGCCATTAAATGCCATCTGTCACCATATGGCCCAATGCTAAATTGATAAAAATCGTCGTCGTCACCCCATTGTTTTACAAAATCAATGTTAAGCAACTCCTCAAAAGTTTTGAAGTTTTGCGTCGCAGGATCAAATCCAGACACAAAGTTTGGTATGTGCTGCTTAATCGTCCCCATCACTCATCCCCCTTCTTAGGCGGTGGCGGAAGTGGCATCCAGTGGGTGGGAACTACAGCGGAACGATGATACTCAGATGTCCATGTCATTCCATTTGTTGCCCAGCGCATAGCAAGAACCCACTGCCCGTTACTTCCAATGATTGCCCCAATATCTTTTGGCGCGTTCTCTATAGGTTGCCATCCTGAGTCGATTATCTCCCGCAGCGCCGCCTCCAGCTTCTCAATGCGGTCACGATCAACGGCTTTTTGGCGCAACATTTCATTGACTGCGCTTGCTATTGTTTCTGCTTCAGTCATCCTTCCACTCCAGTGCTTTACGGGCGATAACAATTCGCTCAGACAATATCTGCGCGATGTCGAACATGTTGGTCACGGAACTTGTTGACCATTCAGTCGTGTAGCCTTCTGCTACTTTTGCCAGCGCCGCCTCAAGCTCCTCGATGCGGTCTTCGGCGTCGAGCATCCGAAGTTCAAAGCTCAGGGCCTTGCCAAGTTGTTCCGCGAAGTCCGCCTGTGTGTTCGCCAAATGCCTCCCCAACGCCTCAATTCGGTCGGCTGCTTCTTGCCTTTCACCCCACAATGTTACTCGCGCCTCACGTTGATACTGCCGATCTTCTGGCAATTCATCTGCGCGTAACCGCTTCACAAGATCGTCAGTCATTACTCATCCCCCTTCTTAGGCGGTGGTGGAAGCGGCATCCAATGGGTGGGATCGCGTTTCTCATAGGTTGTTTGCTCAAGCCACCACGTCGTTCCACAAAAAAACCCGATCAAAATATCATCGCCACAAAACACCAAAACGTTTATGTAATCTTTTGGCGCGGTCTCTATAGGTTGCCATTCAGTCATCTTGCCCCTCCAGTGCTTTGCGGGCGATTTGTCTGGCTTCCCAAAGCATGTGGCGCGCGTAATCCAACTCAGGGACATCTGCATATGCATAGCTCGGGTTACCATCGTGAATGTGTGACAGCGCCTCCAGCGCCGCTTCCAGCTTCTCGATGCGGTCGGCTGTGACAGATGCAGCCGCAATCCAACAAGATTGACGATCTTCGCCAAGCTCATTCCATGTCCACAGTGGTTTGCCATCAATGGTTTTGCCGCCAGCCTGAATGGAATAGGCATTCCACATAAGTTTTGCGATATTTTCACTCATCTTTTTTCTCCTCAACAAGAGCTGCAACCTTAATTTTCAAAAGATGTTCGTATGCCATCTCGCACTTCTCCGCATAGGAAAGGCCCATCTCACTCAACATGCCAAGAGCAACTAGCAGCGCCGCCTCCAGCTGTTCGATGCGGTCGGCAGCTTCATAACGCAACGCCTGTTCATCTGCGCTAGTATGTATGCCAATACGCAGCCGCCTCACAAGATCGTCAGTCATCTTTCTTACCCTTCTTCCTTTCAACGATTGCCCTAAGCTTTTCAACGTACCAATCCCAACGGCACGATGCGCGATCCTTCAGGCTCTCTATCTTGTCTGCAATGAACAGTTCATGCCCATCAAGCAGGCGCTTGTTTAGCGCCATGATGGCAATGACTTCCCAATCTGCTTGGTCCTGTTTGGCTTGTTGCGCTGCAAGACGAACTCCGTCATTGATGCCTTTTATAGCCCATCCTATTGCATCCTCATCTTTCTCAATGGTGCGGCAAATATGAAGATAGAATTGAGCCTTTTCCTGTTCAGTCATCACAGCCCGTCTCCTTCGGAAAAATCCAACTCAACCTGCACACACGCGATGCGATACCCCATAGCTTGTATGTCAGCTTTTCTCTTCTCTTGATAAACGAAAAAGCAATTATCTGGATAAACATTGATCCAAACCAGTTGCTTGATGCGCGGTTTGACTTCGATGATTTTAAACTCGCTGTAAACCGAAAAGCCATCGGAGTTCCAGCAATGACTTCGCCAAACTGGTTCGTGGAGGTCTTTAATTGCCCCATGTACAGGAAAATCATCACCCCCATCAGTCGCATAGATGCGGACTTCGCGGCCATCGGGGGTGAGGTACTTTTTGGTCATGTCGATCATGAGAAAAATCCTTTTCGCTGCGGTGTGTACATTCTGTCCAATGTGCGTTTATCAATATCAATTGGAATGTTTTCTAATGCCTCCATGACAATTTGCCTGAACAAATCCATATTGTTTTGAGGTGCTATAATTTTGCGCTGTACGGTTTGCTCATTATAGTCATAGGGGAATTCAACCAATTTAACCAAACCTTCAGGCTGGAAAATTGTCTTTACCTGCATCAATTGATCAGCTTTGATGACTGCTGGGGCAGCAATGACGCCAGTCAGTACTTTCAGGAATGATCTGCGTGGAATGATAAAATCGCTCATAGTTCACCTTCCCAAAAATTCATCACGCACCAATTTGATTAGCAAACACGATGACAAAAGCATCATGCCGCTAATAAGGATAAATAACCACAAGAGGAGCATTTCAATTAGAAAGTCTGTCATAGACTAGATACCTTGTTCGATATTTTCTTTGCTCTTTTGGCTGCATCTTCTGGATGGCCCCAAGCAATATGGGTCAGGCTTTTGAGTTTCTGTATCGAAGGATAGATCTGGCGAGAAACTATACATAGCGTAGGATTACCGTCATCTATGTAGCTCTTAGCAAAATCTGCAAATCTGCCAATTCTTTTAGGCAAATCTTCTAGCTCACCCATTCCAATATAAGTATCAGCCAATTTCATAAAGCTGATTATCTCAGCCCTATGGACTTTAGGGCTAGGAATAGCATCAAAGTTGGGATCTGGCATTGGATCTGGAGCCACAATTTCTGTCAATTCGGGGGCTTGTTCCAACTCTATAATTATATCCGCAACAGAGACAGCATCATCTGTTTTCTTCTTCTTTTTTTTGCTAGGCTTTTTTACTTCTGGCTTAGGCTCGGCAACCACTTCTGGCGGATTAGCTTCACCTTCAACTACTTTCTTCTTTTTATTTTTGGGCTTTTTCATTTCTTCCGGTTTAGCCAATTCCATAACTCGATTTATGTAGAAATTGCTAATGCTCACAAAGGCTAGCTCAATCTCAATAAGAGCTAATTGTCTTTTGTCCATCTGGTTTTGTTGCAACATATTCATAATGTCACCTTCATAGTTTTGGGTTTTGTAATAATGATCGTTGTTGAGAAGTGTTTAGAGCCGCACTTTTTTAGTCTATCAGCGCGGCTACCTTTTTGCCTAAAGTTATTCGCCATCCGTTCTAGGTAGCGGCGCAAACTTACGAGCAATTTCTTGTACTCCAGCCATCAGCTCATCGTCTGTCTGATCTTCTTTGCGCTTGGGTGCAAACATCATTCTAAATGCGCGATAGTTTATTCCATCAAGATAACTATCAGCATTTTGAGGAGACGTTGCAATCCTAGCATCTTTAACTGACTCTAAAATTGTAGCCACCATATACGGTGTAATTTCTACATCCAACTTTAAAGACGCAATTTGAGCAGAACGCAAGAAGTTTTCTTCAATGCTGCCGTAATCTTTTCCGCGTTGGTTAATAATTTGGCCCGCTTGGTTTAGGATCTCATACGGTGTCATATTTTTCTCCAATTGATAGTTGATATTCAGCTACTTTGCCGATTAGTGAACAGTTAAGAACAAGATTACCGCGATCTTCCAAATGTGGATTTGGATGGTTCTTTTTGTAATATTGTTTTATAGCGATGTAGTCTGTTGTGTTTAGTGTCTTGCATAAATCTTCGCATGATTTGGCTGGATGCTCGCCAATCACTTGATGGATATTCCTCTCGTTTACGGACTCCATGTTCATAGTAAATAAAAATATCACACTAACCTCCTAATGATCGACGGGATCACGCAGTACAACGGTCCCATCCATCTTCTTTTTCCACTTGGAATTTCTGCCCATTTGCATGGGTGATTTAGATTTCTTAATGCCTAAATGCTTTGCCTGTACGCGCTTCACTTTAGCAATTAAAGGCATATCTACTTTAGCTGTATGCACTCTGTGGCACTTGCGATGAGCTACCAGCCAATTGCTTTCATCGTCTTTGCCACCAGCTTCTAATGGGATCTCATGCGAGACATCCCAATCCTCACCGGGGACAACCTTCATGTTGCAGAAGTGGCAAACTCCACCATGACGCATAAAGATACTGACACGCATTTTGGAAGTAATACGAACACGGATCAATGGAGTACTCCATTATCATCGCTTAGAATAATAGATGCTGCCATTGCATGTTGTAAAACTAGTTCGTTCATATCTTTCATAAAATGCAACACATGTCCTTTCTTAATGTGAGAATGAGCCAAACAGAAGCCCATAATAAGACACAGTGCCTCTATTGTAATATCAAACGGGTATCCATCTAAACAAAGTCCTATACTATCTGCTAACTCTTTAATTTTTCTTTGTTCTTCTTCTGTATACTCGCATTCTTCTGGTTCAGTTTTCTTTTTCTTTGCCATGTCAATCTCCTATAATTTCATTTCTGCTCTTCTTGTTGCATTGAATGATTGCCATTCGTAATGTTTCATTCTGATATATTCCAATTGCACTTTTAAAAGGGAAGCACGTTCTCTGGTTTGCACCATAGATACTACATGCTCCTTCCATTCATCAGAAGCCTTGACTCTCATCTCAGCTTTACTGACTGGCATATCGCCAAGATCTAGCATCATCTTAGACAATACTGCGCTTTTAGTTTCTTCCAGCATATTAGCCGCAGAGTCAGCTTCTACCCACTGTTTGGCTATTATTCTGAATTGCTCTGAGAACTCTAAGTTTTCGCTCATCGTTTACCTATTAATATTTTAGCGTTTGTCATATCAATATATGCGTTTTCTCTAACTATTTTGCCTCCATTCATGGTGGCTTGTGTTCGTGACATTTTGTTTTCTATTTTAACATTCCAGCCAGTCTCTGGTTTCCAAATTGTTTCAAAGTATAAGGCATCTTCTTTTGCCAAATAGAAGAACCCTATAAATGGAACTTGAAGACTATCCGCAACTTTTGCTGCCTTGCGGATCTTCTCTGCTGTTACCAGCCATTGCTCTCTAAACTTATACTGGAACACGCTTATCGTTAGAATTGTTCGGCATTTAGTTTCCACAACGCCGACAATCTTATCATCTTTCACCAGAACAGCATCAACAATCGCTGGTCGATCTTTTGGCGTTTCGCAATACCTTATCTTAGGGTATTTCTCATGCCAAAGCTCAACAGCTTTGATTTCTTGTAATCTAGATCGTTGACCTTTCGGCGTGAGAATATCCACTAGAAAGGAATCTCATCATCAATGTTAGTCGGGCCTTTAGCCTCGACACGAGAGCGGGTTTGAGGCGATGCATCTTTCTGCTTAAAAGAGAACGAAAAAAACTTGCCTGTTTTGCCTTCTTTGATCCAAGCAGAGATCCAGTATTCTACGCCAGAGATAAGGGCTTTGCCATTATAGTCAGGGTGAGTGTCCAGCTCTTTGCGGTCATTCTTGAATAATGTACCCGTGTTGTCTCTAACTTCATATGCCATTATATTGTTCTCCAAGTTTATTCAGTTTGTGTATTTTATCGTTAAGCTCGTTGATGAACTTAACAACCTCTGCTTCCAGATCTGCAATCCTGCTATCGTCACGTTCGATGCGCTGGGTAAACAACGCAAGTTTCGGTGGGACGCGAGGGTCGAAGCTGATGAAATCACACCATTGCCTTCCAGTGCAAGCCATCTGCCACATCATTTGCGGAATGTATTTGTCTGGTATTTCTCCAGACATTACAGTTTCCAGATGAGTGCTCGTGTTTGGACACTTGATCTCAATCAACCCGTCATCATCCACGAGCCCATCTGGACTGCATCCGCTGTTCTCAATGCTGGGGTGGGGAACAAACCCGATTGTCTGAACGAGATTACCGTGAAGGCCCTCATACACCTCACGAGCAGTCTTTTCATGGGCTGTCCCCCACTCCATCGCTGGCGTTTTGTATTTCTCGACGGGTAGCCCAGTAATACGTTCCACCAACAATTCTGACATATAGGTTGCCCGCAATGATGAATATCCATTGCGAGTCCTAGCTGAAAGATCTGCGACACGGCTAGCTGTCACCTTGCCGCATCTGGCATCGAACCACTCTTTAGAGCCCTGTTCCATGTCAGCCTTCCTGCTTTTCTTCGTCAGCCAGAACACCAGCCCGTTTCATGTCTGCAATGACATTGGAGTCAATTGAAACACGAACATTCTGAGGTAGTATAGACCACCAAGAACGAAGCGGGATAGACCCTAATGCAGCTCTACTAAACCCTTCTGCGATAATATCATCAATGCTTTTATCAGCCACAGTAGCCAGTTTTTGAGCTGCATATTCTTCTGGATTGAACAGAAAATTGTATGCGCTTTTTGATTTTTCTCCAACTTTACCGATAGCAGCTCCAATAGGCACAGCAGCATCAAACTCTGTGTCAGGCTTTGGCTTGGCGGGTGCTTTAGACTTCTCGCCCTTTTTAGGTGCTGACTCTGCAACGAAGTGGTTCGTTGCAAACTTTGCCTTATCTGGCTCAACAGCGGCATTACCATCATCATCTTCAGTAGCGAGACACAGTAGTGACATAATGCCATAGCGCCTTGCATATGTGAGCGCAGAGCCGATGCCATGAGCATCTGCCTTCGCAATAGGAACCCATGTGGACGCCACCATGAATTGGCCGGAACTATGTAACAGCATTGTCTCCACAGATACGCCATTCTGTCCCACAGTCGGGAACTGTGTTAAGGCCAACTCATTTTCGGACAGCGGGTCTTTAATCGTGCTGCGTACTGATGATAGATCCGCGTACTTGGATTTAAAAAACGGATTCTGTGCATTCTTTGTAGCGTCTTGGATCGCACCTTGTGCCTTAGCTAATGCTCCAGCCAACTGGCCGATTTCTTCACTCATCTTCATCTCAAAGGTTCCTTTCAATATATGACAAAATGTCATCCTCACAAGCATCGAATATTTTCTGATACATTACATCCGATGGCCCCGCTGTATAAGTTGATGGCGGTTCTTCATCATAGTCAAGCCAATATGTCATTGGCCCCATTTCAAGTATTTCTGGGTATAAATTAGGTTCACCAACACTGCGATCACCGCGCAGCAGATCGTAACACACTTCGATGCTACCAGTTGCAAAGCGGCTAGACCCATCGACAGTAATTCGTAATTCGTCAAAACTGTATATCAAAGACTCCATTTTTATCTCCATATCAATCATTGCCACCCATATGGCAATAATCAAATAAGGTTGTCAAGTTATATTTGACAAGCGGATAAAATAATTATATACATTAAGCATGAAATACGAGAGAAGTCCGACACTTATTGCCATATTAAAAAATCGCGGCACAGCCAGTGCAATAGCGAAACAGCTCGGCGTGACCCGTGCTGCCATATCGGCTTGGCGAGAAATTCCGATCACAAGACTTAAAGAAATCAGTAAGATAACTGGCATTCCCCGCGAACAATTAAGGCCAGACATATTTGAAGAATTATATGGAGAATAAAATGGTTTATACCGCAGATGAAATACTTAAATTATTTAATGATGGACATGAAACATACGAGATTGCGGCAATTTTACATATTCCAGAAGCAGAAGCCTATAATGTTCTAGCAGTAGCCAGAGAGATTAAAAATGTCTTCAAAGATCACAGTAACTCTGCCGCTGCCTCCCTCAGTAAACAGGTTATGGCGCACGACCCGTTCGGGTGGGATGTACCGAAGTCCAAAGTACGCAGCGTGGCTAAAAGAGTCAGCGTGGATGATAGCAGCCCAGACAAAAGGTCAAAAGATAACAGGATACTATACGTTGATTTTAAAAGCAGTAGCGCCAGATAAACGTAAGCGGGATTTAGATAACCTACTAAAAGCTGCGAGTGATGTACTGACTCATTCGGGGGTTATTACAGACGATCATCTTTGTAGAGCATTAAGGGCCGAATGGGTTCTTGCTGACTTTGAATGTGAAATAACTATAGAGGCTGTAAATGTCTAAGATACCATTATCAGATCAGATATTAGCTGTGGAGCGAGCCGCCATTAATTTAAAAGGCCACATAGAGATCTTGCAGGGTCTGGTCGCACAAAAGAAGCGTGATCCTATCGTATTGATAACAAAGGAAAGTTGGCTACCAGACTTGGAGGCAGCTTTAGTTACCTTGAAATGGCTAGACAAAAATAAAGATAAATTGAGATAAGACATATTGACAGCAATTTAATTAAATGGTTTGTTAATATTGCCTTAACAAACAGGAGTACATAATGGGTAATTTATCTGATGCAGATTTGAAATTGATGCTCAATAGTTCGCGGGAAAAGCAGCTCCGCGATGCCATGAATGACTGCGGATTAGACATCTCTCAGCTCGCCTCATTGTGCGGTGTAGGCATTCGGACTGTCTATCGGTGGCTCAGTGGGACAACCCAACCACCCCAATCTACCTATACAATTTTGCACCTTTTGTCACCAATGCCGTGACTAATTGACATGACAAAATAGCAAGTCAGGCGTGTCAAAATGTCTGGCTTGTCGGGTGGCACGAGTCTTGCGGTAATAGGTAATAATATATTAGTTACCTATTGAGGCAATAGTAACTTCTAGTGCGTCCAGAGAATGCAATTATAAGTTAGATATACTATAGCAGGCTAGAGCCATGATCCTTAGAAACTATCAATTACAATCTATAGAACAACTGCGTCAAAGTGTCAGTGCTGGAAATAAACGCCCAGTGATCCAAAGTCCCACTGGAAGCGGCAAAACTGTCTTGGCCGCAGCTCTGGTCCAAATGGCAAGGCAGAGAAACAAAACGGTTATGTTCACCGTCCCAGCCCTGAGCCTGATCGATCAGACCGTTGAGCGGTTTGCTAGTCAGGGGATCGACTGCGGTGTGATCCAAGCAAACCACTACCTGACGGATTCATCGATGCCTGTGCAGGTTGCGTCCGTCCAGACATTGGCTCGCAGAAAAATCCCGATGATGGATTTGGTAATCGTGGACGAGTGCCACATCCAGTTCGAATTGTATTCTAATTGGTTCAAAGATCCGGCTTGGAGCAAGATCCCGATTGTCGGACTGACGGCCACTCCGTGGCAGAAGGGCATGGGCAAGTTGTGGGATGATCTGATTATCGGAACTACCACCCAAGAGTTGATCGACAAAGGTTACCTATCCGATTTTAAGGTTTTCGCTCCCGGAAACAAACCAAACTTGAGCAATGTCAGGCTAGTAGCTGGGGATTACGATAAAAAACAACTCGGAAAGGTCATGGACGATGATCTCTTGGTCGCAGACATCGTTTCGACTTGGCTCGAACGAGCGAAAGGACGCCCCACAATTTGTTTTGCGGTAAACCGCTTACATGCCAAGCACTTACAGAAACAATTTGAAGATGCTGGCGTTAAGGCTGGTTACATGGATGCGTACACAAAACCCGAAGATCGTCAGCATATTGTCAACCAATTTGCCTCAAAAGATATTGAAATCATTTGCAATGTTGGTGTTCTGACCACTGGGTTCGATGCTGATGTGCGGTGTGTAATCCTAGCTCGACCGACAAAATCCGAGATTTTATACACGCAGATGATTGGTCGTGGATTGCGTCAAGCTATTGGAAAGGATCATTGTTTGATTCTGGACCACAGTGATACAACTTTGCGGTTAGGGTTTGTGACCGACATCCATTACACGGTTCTGGATGATGGGACTAAGAACAAAACAACCAATAAATCCAAAGAGGTACTGCCTAAGCAGTGCCCCAAATGTGCGTATCTGCGACCGCCGAAGGTACGCATCTGCCCGTCATGCGGCCATATTGCCGACCCCAAATCCGACATCACCACCAGCGAAGGCGAGCTGGTAGAGTTGGATCGCAAGACCAAAGCGGTTATCAAACATTCGAAATCGATTGAAGAGCGGCAGGATTTCTACTCTGAGCTAATCCAACACGCTAACGTGCTGCAATACAAATCAGGTTGGGCCTATTACGCCTACAAGGATAAATTCGGGACTTTCCCGCCCAATTTCTTCCACACTGAACCGAAGTCTATGAGTTTAGAAACTTTTAACTGGATCAGGCATCGCAATATTGCCCGCGCTAAAGCTCGTGCCAAAATGTCAGGTGCAAAATGAGCACTGAGGCACAGGACATCGCACGAGGCAGATGGCGTGAGCTTCTGCCCCAGCTCGGCGTCGATCCGATATTCCTTCGCAACCGACACGGACCCTGCCCGATCTGCGGTGGCTCTGACCGATTCCGTTTTGATGATCGTGACGGGACTGGATCGTTTTACTGCAACCAATGCGGGGCAGGTGACGGCTACACGTTGGTTTGCAAAGTGACAGGTCAATCGTTTCGGGACGTTGCGAAACAAGTCAGGACCATGATGGGTCTTAAAACGATTGCAAGAGCGACCACGACCGACACCGACGATAAAGTAGCTATGAAGCGGGTTTGGGAGGCCGCACACGAGACTTCAGAGGGTGGTCCGCTACCCATATACCTGACTAGGCGCTTAGGCGTTGTATGGCGCTCTAATTCAATCCGTGAAGCATCTGAGCTATGGCATCCATTTGCTAAGTCGAAGTACCCAGCTATGGTTAGCAAGATTGCTAACATGGATGGCAAGGTAGCTAACCTGCATCTGACCTATCTGACCAATGACGGGTTCAAAGCACCCATCGAAAAGGCCAAATTGATTATGGCTGGTAAATTGCCAGATGGCTGTGCTGTGCGTCTTGGTCCTCCACAACCGACAATGGGCATTGCAGAGGGCATCGAATCAGCAATGTCAGCCAGTCTTTTGCACAATGACATGACCGTCTGGGCTGCGACCAACGGGACCATGCTGGCAAAATGGCAGCCACCATTGGGTGTGACCAATGTTGTTATTTTCGGTGACAACGACCAATCATTCACAGGCCATGCCAGAGCTTATGCCCTAGCCAATCGCCTAGCCATAAACGGTTTTGGCGTGACCGTGATGATCCCGCCAAAGCCTGACACAGATTGGAATGATGTTTTGTTAGGTCACTGACCCCAATTGTCTGGATGTTGCGGATCATAATAATCTCGCGGCTGGCAAGATTTCCAAAATACCCAAACTGCTGCTGCAAATGGGCTAACAATTATCACTGCCATAATTACATCGACCACTGTCATTCTGTCACCTAATGGAATGATGCTAGCAACCAATCAATGGCTGTTTGTTTACCATCGAAGTGCATGATCTCGCCCCGAATGCTCAAAGCGCGATAGCCGCCGTGTGGTGGCCTGACCCTAATCGGATTAACCCAGCCGACCGTTCGGTTATTCCACTCGACCATCCAGACGCCATCTTGACCAAGCTCGACCTTGACCGCACTTTCGGGACTAGGGCGGGACGCAGAGCTCTTTGGCTGCATTGCTGCACCGTGCATTTGTTTTAAGAAATCACATAATAATTCACTCATTGTCTTTCCCCTCAATATGTATCGACCACTTGACCATTGACCAATAACACAGCCCCTAGCCTATCGCCCTGACCAACCATAGCCAGAGCTAACGACATTGCATGTATTGTGTCATAAAGCAGACCACCACCAAAACCACGTTCTAAATGGTCGTCGCAGTGGCTTGCATCATAATTATAAATTGCATTCTCTGATTTCGCTTCATCATAAGTCTTATGTTTTTTTGTATCATAAATGTGGATTTTAATTGTGTTCGTCCCCATTTTAGCCCCCCAATGCTACGCAAGCCAGACCAATGGCTGCGACCAATGCGCCAAGCGCCATTATTTCTGATAAGATTCTGATAACTAACATTGCGACCCCCTCAGTGACCAATTGTGAAAACATAATCCCCATTGGGCAGACTGCCCGCCCCCGTAATTTTCACGTTCCAATTCATTTTATCAATCAGTTTTAACGCAGCGCATCTAGCATTTTCTCCAGATTGCAATGAATGGTCATACGGGAAGGTAGTTTGCAATCCACCCTCTGCAAATGCTTTCCAGCGCGATGGTTTATGGTTAGTGCATCCCAAATATCTGACTTGTATAGCCTTCTTCATATCAAACTCTCCTATTAATTTATGGGTTGAAATCTTGCATTGAATGCAGCTTCTTGACGCATCTCCTTTGCGTATTTGCGAACAAATTCAACCCAAGATCCGCCGTCATATTTTTGAGTAAAATAATCGGCAGCTTCTAAAGTCATGCCCAGATTTACTAATGTTTTATCAATCAGAGATTGATTCCTCATTGTTTGAGCTTGAGCATATGTCGTTTGATGACTTTCTACCCAGCCATTGCGAATTGTGCAAAACGTCTGCACCGACCATTGGCCGGAGCGTGGCAACAATGGGCTGACTTGAGTGCGGGCTGTTTTCATTGCTGTTTTTAAACTAGTCATATCTCAATCTCCATCATTTATTAATCTACCATCGAATAAAATCAGTATTTTGTAGGCTCCTCCTCGCAATATGGCTCGATAGTCTCGATTTGCCAGATATAGTTTTCTGTATCAATAATTGCAGCCTTTTCCTCCTCTCCTTCCATATCATAAACATAATTCTCAATATCATTATAATCTGTCAGGTCTGTTTCGATGACCATCGTGTGCCAGCATTCTTGTTTAATCATCACTGTATATATGGGCATATCAAACTCTCCTCAACGTGTTGTAATATGATATGAAGGATACGACCCATCGACCACGACCATCTCGCCGCGATAGCCAAATGCATCGACCAAGAACCGCCGAAAGGCGCGGCGCTGACCACGAGGAACGTGATATTCCCAAACTTTCCCGTCATGATGAACGTATGCATGGCCGCGATTAAAAAATAAGGGCCTTTGCCCGTGCTGATGTGGTGTATATGTGCAGATAAACATTTCAATCTCCATCATTTGTTGATCGACCGATCATCGACCATGACTAAATTTAATCGACCAATGTCATTTTGTCAATAGTATTTTTGTAAATAATTTAATGACCAAACCAAACGACCGCGTGAAATATGAATTCTAATAAAGATTAATAATGCGGGGGGCTGTGCCCCCGCATCAATTAAGCATGTTTGCTCAAAAATCTTTTAATCTGCCGTACTTCTTTTTGAGCCGTTATCTGCTCTTCTCGCGTGTATCGGCCCATCAACATATCATTATTAGTCGTTTCGCTTTCGTAATACATCCCAAGCTGATATTTTGCTTCATCGACCAATGATTTCAATTGAGTGTAATAATTATATGTGTGCTCGCTTGCTCGACCGTTAACAGCCCTGAGCATTTCTTCAATTTTATCTCTGTTTTGATCTGTCACAGATAGTTTCATCTCAATCCCCATCATAGAATTTAAGCATTTTAGTTAACCTGCGGAACTGAGTTTGACTTCGCTGACGCATAGTAAATCCGCATCCATACTATGAATAGCACCGTCGGTGAAATACAAGCGGACATTGCCCGGACGATCCTCCACCGCGATACATTTAGTGCCGTGGAGTTTATGTAGTGGCTGTTGAGTGCTGGGCTGATTGATCCATACACGGAAGATGCGTGGCTTAGAACCGACTTTAGTGCGAGCTGTTTTGATTGCTGTTTTTAAACTAGTCATATCTCAATCTCCAACATTTATTGATCGACCGACCAAAGCGACCGACCAACCCAATATGACCAATCAGCGTCATTTTGTCAATAAAGATTTTTGTAAATAATTTAGTGACCAAACCAAACGACCGACCGACCGACCAATTGTGTCACTGTAATAATTACAATTGTGCTAAATTATTTACTTGCATCTGCCAGTCAATTTGATAGTGTCATTTTGTCACCTAACCAATGGGGTCTAAAATGTCTTATAAACCCGAAGTCCAAACAGATAGCACGGGACAATGGTACGGTAATGCATTGCGCTTTGCGACCGAGCAAGAGGCCTATGATAGTGCCAGAGACTTAGCGGCGCGTTGGTTCGCCGTTTTGTCATACCGTGCGACCAAGAGCGATGAGCCCGTGAATTATACCTACCACGATCACAAGTTGGCACAAGTTGAAAAGGAAACGACCAATGACCATTGACCAAGCAATCTCGATTTTAGGTATTAATCGGGCTCGATATGAAGTCCAAAATATGGCAATTGCACTCACTTTTGGTTCATATCTTAACACAAAACAAGAGCAAGATAGGCTTGAGGCTTCCACTTTTGTGCTTAAGCATTGGAAAGATTATCAACAGGCTTGCCAGCAAGAGCGCGATTCGCTTTTGCGTTAATGGCCCAAAGGCTCAAATATCAATTGACATAATGACAATGCTTAGCTATTGTCATTATGTCACTTATTTTATGGGGTTTAATATGTCTTACAATGTTGCCTTTACACGCTTTTCGCGCAATGCAAAGACTGGTCCAATTCCAGTCTCTACAACGACCTATGAGACTTGCCCAATCGGTTGTCCATTGCGTGACAATGGCTGTTACGGAAGCGGCGGACCATTGGGAATGTTTTGGGCCAAAGTCACAAGCGGAAGCGCAAGCATTGGGTGGCAAGCATTCCTGAAATCAGTCTCAAAATTGCCTAAAGGCACGCTTTGGCGTCACAATCAAGCTGGTGACCTGCCAAGCCGAGACAAAATCAATATTGACAGCGAAACATTGTCTCAATTGGTTAAGGCTAACAAAGGCAAGAGAGGCTTCACATATACTCATTATGATATTTTAAACAATGAAACTAATAAACAAGCTATAAAAAAAGCCAATGAATTAGGCTTTAGGATTAACTTAAGCGCTAATAATCTTGAACATGCGGATAGGCTTTATGACACTGGCATTGCGCCCGTTGTCACAATCTTGCCAGAAAGCGCCAAGCCAAGCGACGATATTATAACGCCACAGGGGCGCAAAGTCGTGATTTGTCCTGCTACCTATCGGGACGATGTGACTTGCATGTCATGCGGCATATGCTCAAAAGAGCGCAAAGCAATCATTGGTTTCCCCGTGCACGGGGTTCAAAAGCGCAAAGCCAATGTGGTGGCCAATAGCTAGCAATAGGCAAAGAAATAGGGCCCGTATAGGGCCCTAGTCTTTTGATTTATTATATTTGGTTTATTTCACTGCAGTAATAATCCCGTCCTTTAGTGTGACTTGTCCGAACCATTCGCGCCCTAGATTAGTAATATGTGGCCGATTTGCGACTGTTATTGTGCCATTGTCTTTATATTCGGGTCCGAAAATGCTAGTCTCAATATAACGCAAAGGCTTGCCAATATTTGCTTTGCACTCTTTCTTTGAGGGGTATTTTGCAATAAGGGTCATTAGTTTAGTCCTTTTGTTTAGGTGACAATATGACAATATAATAAAGACAAAATATCGCCAAGTAAATAATTAAGAATGTTTGTAATGTCTTTTTTACACTTGTGGTTGATTGTTAATCTAGTCTTTACATTGTCAAGCAATTCATTACAATTAATTTAAACGGGTTTTAAAGGCTTTTGAGGGGCTTTTGCAATTGCGGGTGCAGTCATACCGGCATTGTCATTATGTCGCATGGGTGACGGTTTCGTGTTTTGTTCTCGTTTTAAGACTTGTTTGCAGGAAATTGCTGCGAAACAGCTTGGCCGCATAGGGGAGAGATTATGGTTAAGGATACAGAAGAAGCAAAGAGAGAGAGACAAAAGGCAAGAGAAGCAAAGAGAGAGGCCAATCGTTTAAAGTGGGCCGGATTAGAAAGGGACGTAAAGGGACAGATAAACGACAAGGCCGACAATGCTATTGTCGCATTGAGACAGAGAGCTTCGCCTGTCCCTTATAGTGACGCGATCGCAACGGAAATATGCGAGCGCATGGGACAGGGGCAATCATTGGAAAAGATATGTGAATTGCCGCATATGCCAGCGGTGTCTAGCGTTATGCGATGGTTGAATGATGCGTCAAAGGCCTCTTTCAGGGATGATTACACACGCGCACGGGAAAGGCTTTGCGATGCGCTACTCGATCAATGCGTATCAATTGCGGATGAAGCTCTAAGCCCCGACAAAATGACAGATGAAGTCTCTGCAAACGATAACATCCAACACGCAAGGCTCATGATCGAAACGCGCATCAAAGCCATTGGCAAAATGCTACCGAAGAAGTACGGCGATCTTTCCCGCATGGAATTGACAGGTGCAGACGGCGGCGCAATCCAGATGCGAAGTGTCACAGTGACAATTGACAGCGCAGTGTTGGACGCAAGCCAGCGCGATGTGTTGCGAAAAGCTTTGCTTGCAGCGCGTGATGGTCACAATGTCATAGAGCATGATCGCGACAAAACGTCAGACGAGAGTTAGGGCCCCTGACCATCGACCACCCGTACCCCCGCCTAATAGAAAGGCCCCGTCATGGTAATGGTTCCTCCATCTCCCCGACATAGCCCCCAAAAACCAACTACGGGTCCCTTTGACATTTTGACATGGGTCCCCTCCCCTATATAGCTATGGGTCCCCCTACCTATGGGTCCCCTATGTTGTTATGTATGTATAGGGTCCCCTATAACCTCTATGCAGCCAAGTTGCTTTGCAGCCGGGTCCCCCCGATTGTATGTAAGGAATATTCCTTACCTTTGTATAGATTGACTTGACATAACTTTGTGTTAGGGTCCCCTATGGATGACGTAATAGCAAAATTACTAGCTTATAACGTCCCTAATAGGGAGTTAGCTATATACCGTGATGATGACGGCATATGGATTGCCGAATATGTCAATGACGATATGACGCAGAATATGTGGGAGTCGCATGGTATATATTACAGCACCGGCAAATCTCTGGACGCAGTGTTAGTGCAATTGTTGTGTAATTTGGAACAGGTCTTTAAAAATGACACTTATCAATATTGATGGGTCCCTTGTTAATATCGAAGATCAATTGCGGGATCTGGATAAGGCCGATTGCGAAGATAGCCTGTATACGTTCCTGCAAAAGTCATGGAAGTATATTGATGCCTCCCCATTTTCGGATGGTTGGCCAATGCAAGCTATCGCAGAACACCTTGAGGCGGTTGTAGATGGTCAGATCAAACGGTTGATAATCAACATACCTCCCCGTATGGGAAAGTCATCCATAACCTCCGTAGCCTTTCCTGCATGGGTATGGACCCAAAGAAATCAAAGCTCCACTTCGGGTCCCGGTGTACAATTGCTACACGCCTCATATGCCCACTCTTTGGCACTCAGGGACTCCGTTAAATGCCGCAGACTGATCGAGTCAGCATGGTATCAGTCCCTATGGGGCGATAGGTTCCAGCTTGTCTCTGACCAGAATACTAAGGGACGTTTTGCCAATGACCAGAATGGGGAAAGATTGATTACTGCCGTTGAAGCTCGTGTAACGGGTGAAGGTGGTAATATTATTGTGATCGATGATCCCAATGCAGCCAACGAAGCCTATTCTGAGGCATCCATCTTTACCACAACCGAATGGTGGGATGGCACAATGTCGACCCGTCTTAATGACATGAAGACAGGCGCATTTATTGTTATTCAGCAAAGATTGTCGGAATTAGATTTAACTGGACACATTTTGTCAAAAGATGTTGGTGAATGGACGCATCTGTGTTTGCCGATGCGCTATGAATGGAACAGACATTCTGTCACGCAGATTGGCTGGAATGACCCTCGCGGTCTAGATGAGCAGGGAGAACCGTTGGTCTTTGTCGATGAGGACGGAACACGGCATCCAAGAGATCCTGACGCTGCTGCTGAATTGACATTGCGTGAAGGAACATTTCTTTGGCCAGATCGTTTTGCTGACAAAGAAGTCACCCTATTGGAAAAACAACTGGGTCCGCGATCAGCAGGCCAGCTCCAGCAGCGCCCCAGCCCTAAAGGCGGCGGTATTATTAAGGATGAATGGTGGCAGCTTTGGAGTTCACCCGTATACCCGGATATGTCTTATGTTATTGCGTCACTTGATACTGCATACACAACCAAGCAGGAAAATGATTTCAGTGCCATGACAGTCTGGGGTGTCTTTACTCGTGATACAGCTAACAGCCAAAACCCGTTTGACAATATTACAGGTTACAGTAGCCGCAATGGGATGACAAAAGATGGCAAGATGCAAAACATTGATGCTCAATCAGCACTCTTCGATGAAGCCGTTAGGGTACGTTATGCGAAAGATTTTTCGGATCAGGACTTTCCGAAAGTCATGCTCATGGACGCATGGCAAGCCAAACTCGAAATCCACGAGTTGGTTGCAAAGGTTGCCGCGACTTGCCGCAAAATGAAAGTAGACGTACTCCTCATTGAAAATAAAGCCGCCGGTCATTCTGTCGCTCAAGAAATACGCCGGATTTATGGTAGCGAGAATTTTGGAGTAATGCTAAAAGATCCAAAAGGCATGGACAAAATGGCACGGCTCTATTCAATCCAGCATTTGTTTGCCGAAAAGATGGTGTACGCCCCATCAAAGGTATGGGCTCAAATGGTCATAGACCAGACCAGCCAGTTTCCAAAAGGCAGACACGATGACTTGGTAGATACCGTCTCAATGGGTATAAAACACTTGCGAGACATTGGTGTGCTTACTAGAAGTATCGAATGGGCCGCAGAAGTTGAATCCAGTATGCGGTTCGAAGGAAACAATAATCTTCAACCCCTATATCCGATTTAGGTTGTGACATTATGACTCAAGTTCGTTGCCGTGCTATTGTAGATGTTGTCCGAGAAGCTGTTCCGCCATTTGTTGGTTTGACAGAATATCGTGTTGAGGCATGGGGTTATGAGCCCTATGATTTTGTGCGCGTCTATACTATTGATGCGAAAAGTGATACTGTTGCAGCTCAAGAGGGAATCCGGCGCTTCGTTGAGGAAATGGAATCTCTATCAGATACAAAGGCTTAACTATGCCCATAGTGCCCGGATTATCACCTAACATCCGCGAATTGGCTGAACCTGAGCCAGATTTGCAAGATGATGCCGATATTGTCATTGAGTCATCTGATGAAGACTCTGACCAATTTAATACCGACAATGATGGTAACATTTTAACAATCGAGCATCCCGATGGCGCTATCACAATTTCTCTTGACGGCAGCCCTATCTCTCGCGCTGCTGATCGGGGACCTACCGGGTGGTTCGATAATCTTGCAGATGATATTGCTGACGGCAATCTTGAAAACATTGCTAGCGAGTTACTGCGCGGAATAGAAGATGATTTAACCAGCCGCAGAGATTGGATTGAGGATCGCGCCAATGGCATCAAGCTGTTGGGTCTTAAGCTAGAGATTCCCGGACTAGGTGGATCTGCTGATGGTGCGCCCGTTGAAGGCATGAGCCGTGTGCGTCATCCACTTCTTTTGGAAGCAGTGCTGCGGTTTCAAGCCAATGCCAGATCAGAACTGTTGCCCACCGATGGGCCAGTCAAGATCCGCAATGACAATAATAATGCCGACTTGCAGGAAGATCAAAGAGCCAATGCTCTTGAGCGGGATCTGAATCACTTCCTGACGGCTGTAGCTACTGAATACTATCCAGACACAGATCGTATGCTTTTGTCTTTGGGGTTTGGTGGCACAGCATTCAAGAAGGTTTACTATTGCCCGCTGCGTAATCGCCCGGTCAGCGAAACTGTGGACGCAAATGATCTTATAGTGAATAATGCCGCAACTGATCTGCGAAATGCTCGCCGTGTCACACACCGCACAAATCTCAAACCCTCAACAGTCAAGCGGTTACAGATCTTAGGCGTGTACCGCGATATTGATTTGCCGCCTCCTTCCGAAATGTCACTTGATAGTGTTCAGCGGGAAGAAAAATCCCAGCAAGGCATTGAAGTTGGCTCTTTGCGTCCAGAAGATCGCGACCGTGAGATCTATGAATGTTATTGCGAGCTGGATATTCCCGGCTTTGAACATAAGCTCAAAGGCAAAGTAACCGGCCTTGAGTTGCCATATACCGTTACTATTGATGTTACATCCAAGAAGGTTCTATCCATTGTTAGAAATTATGACGAAGATGACGCAGAACTGCCGGAAGCCAGAACAAACTTTGTTAAGTACACTTTTGTCCCCGGTTTTGGTTTCTATGATATTGGTCTGCTACATATCTTGGGCAATACTACTAATGCCATTACGGCTGCTTGGCGCGAGCTTCTTGATGCTGGGATGTATTCTAACTTCCCCGGCTTCCTCATGGCAGATACGGGTGCTCGACAAAATACAAACATCTTCCGTGTCCCACCCGGTGGAGCCGCGCTAGTTAAAACTAACGGGATGCCAATCAGCCAAGCCATTATGCCATTGCCATACAAAGAACCGTCAGGCGCTTTGATGAATCTGGTAAACAATATGGCTGAAACAGGTATGCGTATTGGCGGTACATCCGAGACGCAAGTTGGAGAAGGTAAGGCTGACGCACCTGTTGGGACTACGCTTGCCATGATCGAGCAAGCCACTAAGGTCTTGAACTCAGTTCATAAGCGCCTTCATGCAGCACAAGCTGAAGAGTTCCAGTTACTTGCACGTTGCTTTAGAGAACATCCCGAAAGTTTCTGGCAACGTAACCGCCGCCCTGCTTATCAATGGGATGAAGAAACATTTTTACAGGCGTTGGATGACTGCAATATTGTTCCACAAGCAGATCCTAACACATCCAATCATGCTCAACGCATGATGAAGATTACTGCGTTGAAGCAACTGCAATCGCAAAACCCGTCCATGTATGACCCCATTGCAATTGATGTTGCAGCACTTCAAGCTCTTGGTTGGAGCAACCCCCAACAATTTATGGCTCCCCCCAGCTCACAAGGCAAACCCCCGCCAGAACTTATCCAAGCGCAAGCCAAAATGGCAAACGAAAAGCAAAACTCGGATGCTCGTATGTTGGACAGCCAGACACGCGCCAAAGAAACTCAAGCCCAGATCGAACTGGAACAACAAAGGTTGCAGCTTGAGTCTGGTGGTGGTGAGGATGGCGGCTTAGACAAAGCCAAGATGATAGACTTCCAGCTCAGGGCGGATGACATTCGCCAGCGCCAAGAGGACGCAATGCTGGACGCAGTTAACCGTAAGAGGGACCGGGAAAGCCGTGAACGCCTAGCAGCGATCAAACTGGCAGAAGAAGTGTCTCGTAACCCGCAAGCATTGGGTTATGTTGACAAAGTTATTGATCCTGCAATGTTACAGCGGTTAGAGGGTAATGAGCCTACGCTGGACGGCAAGAAAACTGGAGAACTCTGATGGCTGAATTTGACCCTAAAAGTCTTTGGAACATTTTAGATCGTGGTACAACTGGCGAGTTTCGCGCAGGTGCTATTGGTCAACTTATTCGCTCCAGAGACCCACTAGCGCCATCAAATGCTTGGGGCATTGTTAATGGCCGTTATGTTAACCAGCAAGGAACCGGGCTTTCAGTTCGCGGTCCCGGTGGCAGAATGGTTCCGGCGATGGCTCCGGCAGAAATCGAGAAAGCTGCCAATTCATTAGGGTCAAAGCTGCAAAAAATTAGGGATCAAGATCGGTTAAATACCCCTAGCACCGAATTGGTTACAACTCCTAAAGCTGAAGATTATAAGCCTAATTTTCAGCTTCTTCCAGAAACCAAATTGCCTGCTATTGTGGAGCAGTTCAACCGCCCACAAGGCCGTCCCCCAATTCCGCCTCGTGCCAAATCCGGTGCAACGGGTTCAGATTGGGTTGCCCCTGTTGTTGGTTTGGGAGCTTTAGGTGCTGCCAGTACATTGTTTGGAAGCAAGCCGTATCCATCAGTAGAATCTGCACCAAACCCACCAGCTCCTAGTGCTGCTCCATCCGGCGACAGTTGGGAACAAGACCCCGAAACAGGTCAACTTCGCCGCAGCCAAGATTTTACTGGATTGACTGGCCCCGCTGGGACACCCGCGCAGCTCCGTGAGCCGGTAGAAGTTGCTAAAACAGTTAGACCTGCACCTGCAAATGTCCCTTTGCCTCCGCAACGTCCCAAAGAAATATACTGGGGTGATCCTGATCGTGCATCAGATTTCTTTCGTGCCAGCAAACAAATGCAAGAGTACGAAAAGAATGATACGCCTTTCATTGGCCGTTCTGGATTGGCAAGTGATCCAGACAATATGAAACGCGGCGGGACTGCAAAGGGCGGGATGAACCGCGATGCAGTTGTGCATAAAGCTCTTGAGATCATCCATCACATGCTAATGCGCGGTCACTAACATGCAAAAGTCCAAAAAAGAACGCTATTTGGTTGAAGACCCAATCGGCTTCTTTGAGGATCGTTGGGAGAATGCCAAGCGCGTTGCCCGCAATGTTGCCGATTCAAATGTTGTGCAAGCCATGCGTGTCGATCCTTTAGCTACAATGAAAGTTTTAGGAGAAGAAGCATGGGACACAGCTAAAGAAGCTCCCGGCAACTTATATCGTTATGCCCAAGAAAAACCCCATGAGCTTTGGGGTAATGCTGCTGAAATGGGCGCTACAGCCGTTATGCCCGGTCCTATGTTAGCTCGGTATGTTGTTATGCAACCAACGGATGCAAACGCAGGCGAGGATGATTTAACGGCTGAGATACAAAGAAGAATGCAGGAGCAAGGCAAAAGTTCTCTTGCAGAAGTCGAACCCGGTTCGTTGGCCGCAGAAGGCGAATATGTTAAAGCACACGGTGGCGTAGTTGAACACGCTTTGCGGATGCTTCGCCATCACTACGCAACCGATGGCACTGTTACACCGTTAACGGAAGAAGAAAAAAAGAAACAACAAGCTCTTGAAATTGCTAAGAAATTAAATGCGGAAGATTCAGGCGACCCAACAATAGCAGGTTCGCAACCAGCTACTATCGCAGATATGGCAGCAGCTATTAACGCTGGAGCAGCTCGCGGTGATAACTCTATGTTTGGTAACAAAGACAATGCAGATCGTTCTGGCGTAATTAGCGGCATCATGGATGCGGCTAAGGGAGCTGGCAATTCAATTGTTGACGCGGCTAAGGGCGTAGGCAACACTGTTGTAGATACAGCAAAAAGCGGATTTAACGCTGTAACAAATGCTTTTACCCCAGCGCCGCAATATGTTGACATGCCATTGCCTCCTTCAAGGCCGTCTGAAGAAGAATTTCAGGCGTACAACAGCCCTACTGTGACGACAGCAACAGCCCCAGCCGCCCCAGTTACTCCGTCTGCGCCAGCGCCACAATACGTTGATATGCCGTTGCCTCCTTCAAGGCCAACCGAAGAAGAGTTTAAGGCTTACAATAGCCCTATTGTAACGACAGCAGCAGCTCCGGTTACTTTGTCTGCGCCAGCCGCTCCGGCTGCACCAGCGCCTCAAGCGACTCGTGGCATTACAGTTGCTGAAGAAGTGCCGCCAGCTCAAATACCTGCACCTATTGCAACCTCTGCTACAACCCCTGCACAAGCTCAAACTGCAACAAGCATGATGTTTGGGCCGTCTGCTGGAGTAAATCAATCATTCCAAAATGCAGCACCGACATTATCAATGTCGGGCTTTCAGCCGTACTCTGATGTAATGGCTCCGTATTCTAATACGCTAGGCGCTCAAGGTGCTGCGCCAAATGTTGGTTCAATGCCCGGATCTGCTACTGGATTTCCCGGAGGAGCGCCGCAGCAGGGTCAAATTTCTGGCCTAAATCAAATGCCAATGTCTGTGGACGTTGTGCCGGATTACACATTTGGGTCTGATAAATATGGTCCTTCATTGAACCAGACACAGGCTGAAATGCTTGGTTTTGATCGTGTCAGTGATGCCGACAAAAATGCTGCTTGGCAGGCAGAAAGTGACCGCATGGGCAGTCGCGGTTTTGAATCTAATCCCATCACTGGATTAACTGATATTAGCAATTACAACTCCCCATCTTTTACTAGTGACCCCGCTCTTGTCGGCACTAGCCCAGAGTCGGTTAGTTATGGCGGTCTGACACCCGCCGGTGCTTCTGCTGCAATCAATGCTGATGTTCTGGCAGGTGGTACATCTTTGTTTGGCGAAGATGACAAAGCCGATTACGGGCCACCCGGCGGTGTTGAGGTTGAAGGTAATGCCCCTGAAGGTACAGGCCAAGAAGGCAGCGGCCTTGAAGGCGATGGTGGCGGTGGAGCGCCAGAAGGCGGTGGGGGCTCGCCCGATGAAAAACGCGGCGGTAGAATTAATGTAAGAAGAAATGATACTTTCGTAAATCATGCACTTAGGGTATCTTCTAAATTCGGATCTGACGCTGCTGATAGGTCCGTGAAAAAGGCAAAAGCGGCACGGTGGACGCACCGGTAATCCTAGCTAGGAGAGTAGTATGTCGGAAATGGCAAAGCAGGCTCGTGAAGCCAGTAAAGCAAAAGCTCAGAGGATGGTATCGCCCAATAAAGGCAGCATTGATGCCAGTGGTTGGACAGAGCCAGTAATGAACACAGAGGCAAAAACGGGTTTGCGCCCAGTTTCTCCTCGTGCGTTTAAACGCGGCGGTAAAGTTGCTGGTGATGTTGTTAAAGCTAATATGGGAAAAGCACCCCGCAAGCCTAGCAATGAAGCCAAGCAATGGGTCGATGCTAAGATTAACCGCAATGTCAAAGAAGCCAATGCTGAATTGGGTGAACCCCATATTGGCGGTCTTAAGCATGGTGGTCGCACTCATAAAGCTGATGGTGGCGCTGGTGATGGCAAAAATACAGCTTCTCAAGACAACCAGACAACAGATGCAGAATACAGGAAGCGCCTTGAAGCAGCTCAATCTGGACGCAAATCCGGTGGACGCACAGGCAAGGCTGGTGGTGGTCTTACAGATCCCCGCGCCACTGCTGCTGCAATGATGGGAGCAGCTAACTCTCGTGGGAATGTTCCATCTTCCATGATGCAGTTTGGAGGGCTCAAAAAAGGCTTGCTTTCTCCCATGCGTAAATCTGGCGGAAAAGCCGAAAAGCATGAGGATGTGGCAGAAGATAAGGCCCTCATCAAGAAGATGGTTAAGTCAGCAGCCCGTACCGGAAAAGCTGAAGGCGGCGGTAACTATACTGGCGGGACACGCCCCACTGGTGGCCGTATTGCTCGTAAGTCTGGCGGTAAAGCTAAGACCAACGTGAACATCTTGATTCATGCTGGTGGCAAACCCGGCATGGACGGCGCACCGATGGGTGCTGGTATGCCTCCACGCCCTCCGGGCGCTATGCCAGTGCCGGTTCCGCCCGCTGCTGCGGCTCCTCCGCCTGCTGGCGCTCCTATGCCTATGCCTCCCCCGCAAATGCCTCCAATGCCCGGCCCCCAAATGGGGCGCAAGTCTGGTGGCCGCACTTATCCCAAGATGCATTTTGGTGCAGCATCAGGTGAGGGGCGTTTAGAGAAAATCAAAGCATACGGGCTAACACCGCCCAAATAAGTTTGTAAGGCGGTAACAGCCTTATAAAACGGTGGGATGAGGACCCTCTGCCTTATCCCACCACCCATCCACAGAGGGCGACAAGAGGGTGTCGTATGTTAACCAGTGTAGATCGACTAGAATACGAATTTAAAAAAATTGTTAATGAAGATATTGACAAAATTACGCAGCAAATTTCGGCTGGATATATCCCTGACTACGATACTTATCGGCATTTTCAGGGCATTCTTGTTGGTTTGCGTTCCTCATTGGTTTTGCTTGAGGAAGCCAAATCTCTTGCATCCGGTCAAAAATAATCAAACTAAGGAGTTACCTATGCCTTTTATGACAATGGATCACGAAATTGATCCTAAGCAGAAGCTCGCCCAAGAAGTGGGTGATATTTCTCAGGTAGAGATCTTTAACAATCAGATCTTGGTTGCGGTGTACATCCGCCCCCAGAAAACGAAGAGCGGATTATATTTGTCAGACAAGACAACTGACGAAGATCGCTATCAATCCAAAGTCGGTCTCGTTCTAAAAAAAGGTCCGTCTGCTTTTGTTGATGACACTGAAGAATGGTTCAAGGGTGTCAACATTAGCGAAAATGATTGGATCGTTTTTCGGCCATCAGATGGATGGCAAGTTACCGTTAACAACGTTATATGCCGCATTCTTGAGGATGTGACAGTTCGTGGACGCATTGACCAGCCCGATAGGGTTTGGTGAAGGAGAAAGATATGTCAGGAAATGAAGAACAATTGGAGATTGATCTGTCGGTTGATGATGCAGCCAAAGACGATCATCCAGAAATACAAATTGTGGACGATAAACCGGCTACTAGAGCCGAAAAGTCTGTCGATGAAGGCATTGAAGAGCTGAAGCAAAAACTGGATTCAGAGCGGCAAGCCCGTTTTGAAGCAGAAAAAAGGGCTAATCAAGCTACAGAGCAGGCTTATCGGGCTAGCTTAGAGGTAGAAGATACCAATCTTCACCTTGTTAACAATGCGATTGATACCATTAAGCGCGACAGCAGCATCCTTAAGAATCAATATAAGGAAGCTATGTCCGTTGGTGACTATGATCGCGTTGCCGAAATCCAAGAAGTGTTATCCGGCAATGCTGTAAAATTGTCACAACTTGAGTCGGGTAAACAGGCTATGGAATCCCGGCCACAACAAGCCCAACCACAGCCTCATCTATGGGTTGATCCAATTGAAAATATTGCGTCTCAAGTCACGCCAGCTTCGGCTGATTGGTTAAGACGCAATAAAGATCATTTGGGCAATAAAAAAACCATTGATCGAATGTTTAGGGCTCATGAAGATGCCATTGATGATGGTATTATTGCTGATACACGGCAATATTTCGAGTTTATCGAGAACCGATTAGGCTTGCGTAAAGCTGTTGAAGTTCAAGAAGAGTCGGCTTTGTCTGGAGCATCAGCCCCAACACAGCGTCGAGTCGCTCCACCGTCAGCTCCTGTAACACGCAGTGGTACAGCTAGCGGAACTCGTACTAATATTGTGCGGTTAAGCGGAGAAGAACGAGAAATGGCTTCGATGATGGGCATGACTGAGAAAGAATATGCCCAAAACAAGCTGGCATTACAAAAGTCCGGTAAATTACCAAACTAAGGAGAGTTTTATGGAAAATACAGCACCCAAAAGGCGTGGTCGCCCAGCCGCTAAGGTTGTTATTAAACCTGATGTGGTTGAAACAAGTCTAGAAGTGGCCGCAGATACTGTGGCTGCATCTTCCCGCGCTCCAATGCGTCCAGTGTTACGCGAAGAAGATCCCCGCGCTCGTGCCGCTAAGAGAGCAGCAGAGATTAAGGGCCACATTGGCGATTTAGATGAAGGTACAGATGAGTTTCTTGCTCCTCCTCCGCCTGATGGTTGGACATATGAGTGGAAAACTAAGACTGTTATGGGTCAAGAGAACCCCGCTTATCAGGTTCAGCTTCAGCGTACTGGCTGGGAGCCCGTTCCAACCAGCCGTCATCCCCAAATGATGCCCGGCGACCACAAATACGCTAATATTGAACGTAAAGGCATGGTCCTTATGGAGCGGCCCAAAGTTATCACTGACGAAGTGAAAGATATTGAGCGTAAACGGGCTCGTGACCAAATTATGCACAAAAAGTCACAGCTTGGGGAGGCTAAAGAAGGTCAATTTGGGCGCGATCACGCAAGTGTTAAGCCTAAAATTACTAATTCTTACGAGCCAATTCCGGTTCCCGAATAAATATTATTAAAATAAGGGGGTCGTTTTGTCAGCGACCCCTTTACAATGTATTTTTTTAGTGTAATTTTGTAAATTAATTGCTGTATGGCAATTCTTTCCCCCGGCGTGGAGAGTATTCGAATTTTTCTTGTCTCTGAGTGCCCCCGGCGTGGCATGATGGACTTTCCTGTTAAAAGGAGGCCCCGTCATGGCTGCAAACACAGCAGGCTATTACGGCTTTCGTCAGTATCAGGGCACTGGATCAGCTCCAACCTACGAACAGGTTGTCGCTCTTGTGGCCTATAATGCTTCCGCCATTTATTATGGCGACCCCGTAACACCCCAAACTGATGGTACTGTTGCTCGCGCTTCTTCGACTGGCGCGACTCCCGGCGTTCCCGGCATTGCCGGTATTTTTGTTGGTTGTCAGTATCTGTCCGTTTCTCAGAAGCGTACAGTTTGGTCAAACTATTGGCCCGGTTCGGACGTTGCTTCTACAAGCACCGTGACTGGCTATATCATCAATGATCCAAACGCTAAGTTTGTTGCTCAGTCTGATGCCACTGGCATTGCTCTGTCCGACATTGGATCAACGATTGGGTTTGCGATTGGCTCTGGCAATACCTCTAACGGTATTTCTGGTGCGTATCTCGATACAACCACAATCAACACCGCAACATATAATGTGTATGCTCCCTTCAAGATCGTCAGCGTGATTAATGATCCGCCGGGCGCTCCGGGGACTCTGATTAATAGTCAGGCATACGATTATGCTGTTGTTTCCTTCAACTATGTCCAGACGAAGAATTTCGTCGGCATCTAAGGGAGTAAGGACCAATGGCTGTCAATCTCTCAGCAATTAAAGACCTTCTGCTCCCCGGATTGCGTGGCGTAGAAGGCAAGTACGAGATGATTCCATCTCAGTACGACAAGATCTTCACCAAGCATGATTCTAAGATGGCGCTTGAGCGCACCGCAGAAATGCGTTTCTTGGGTCTTGCACAGCTTAAGACAGAAGGCGGTCAAACTGCTTTCGACAATAGTGCTGGTGAGCGTTATGTTTACAATCAGGAACACACTGAAATTGCTCTTGGGTACGCAATTACCCGTAAGGCAATTGATGACAACCTGTACAAGACACAGTTCCATCCTTCGAATCTTGGTTTGATCGAATCATTCCAACAGACTAAGGAAATCTACGGTTCTAACGTCTTGAACACTGCTACCACATATAATGCTTCTATTGGTGGCGATGGTGTTGCTCTTTGCGCTTCGAACCATCCTATTGATGGCGGCACGATTGCTAACATTCCCTCAACTCCCGTTGGTCTGAATGAGTCAACGCTGCTAAACGGCATGATTGCTGTTCGCACGAACTTCAAAGATCAAGCTGGTTTGAAGGTGTTTGCTCGCGCTCGCAAGCTCGTGGTTCCTCCGCAGCTTGAGCCTACTGCAATTCGTCTTACAAAGACTGAACTGCGCCCCGGAACATCAGATAATGATGTTAATGCCATCATGATGACAGCCGGTGGTTTATCAGAAGGCTACATGGTCAACGACTTCTTGACCTCGCAGTACGCTTGGTTCCTGCTTACGAACATTGATGGCCTCTCTTATATGGAGAGAATTAAGTTCGAAACAGATATGCAAGTGGATTTTGTAACCGACAATCTTCTCGTAAAAGGTTACGAAAGATACTCGTTTGGTTACTACAATTGGAGAAGTATCTGGGGTTCGTTCCCCACCTCGTAAGTTAATTGAGCGGGGGTTTCGGCCCCCGTTTCTATCTAGGATTCACAGTCACATAGACCGACCTAGCGGACGCTGCACAGACTATGTGACGACTCGTGCAGGAGATTATCATGGGAACAAGTACATGGACTGGCCCGATTAGGGCTGGCGATGTTCTTGATACAACTGGCACAACTGCTGGTACTATTAAGAATGTTGGTTACGTTGAAATGGCGCAAATATACGCCGTTAATCAAACGACAACTGAAACTGCTACTGCTACCACTATTGTGGTTCCGGCAAATAGTTTCATCGTTGCAATCGACCTTATTACTACGGTAGCTTGGTCTAGCGCATCGACAACTTACACCATTAGTGTTGGAACAACTGCAACGGCTACAGAATTAGTTTCTGCAACCAATGCAAACTCTGTTGGCAAAATTGCCCTTAATCCGGCTACTCTTGCTCAATCTACTTTGTGGATTAACACTGGAACATCTGACATTCAGATTTATGTCAAATCTGGTGCACATAGCTCAACTAATGGTTTGGGTTCTCTGGTCGTTCGTTATATTCAAGCTATTAACGCATAATTTAGCTATAGGAGGCTAATATGAAGGGTCGTACAAAGAAAGAATCTGGTGGCGCTATGACCGGTTCCAAAGAGTGGGAACAGGACATCAAGGATGCTCCTGATGAGCGTAACAATGCACCTAAGATCTTTGGTGCTGCGAAAGAAAAGAAGCGTGGCGGCAGCGCCAAGCACATGGGCATGGTTATGGGTGCAAATGCTAAAGGCCATGCTGGTCGCAAGCCCCGCAAGTCTGGTGGCCGCACTGGCTCCAACATGAACCCGCTTTCGTCTGCTCATGCTGGTACTCCTCCGAAGGACCACAAAGTAGAAGACATTAGCTAATGGTATGGGGGCCTAGTGCCCCCTACTACTTTTGGGAGTTTATCATGGGCGGTGCTTGGACGCGCAAAGAGGGCCAAAACCCAGAAGGCGGCTTAAATGCTAAAGGCAGAGCCTCTGCTAAAGTTGAAGGGCATAACCTAAAACCTCCAGTTTCAAGCGAACAGGCCAAGCGTAGTCCGGCTGATGCCCAAAGACGCGAAAATTTCAGGACAAGAATGTGTGGTATGAAGGAGAAATTAACCTCTGCCAAAACTGCACATGACCCAAACAGCAGAATCAATCTCGCTTTAAAAAAATGGGATGTAAAATGCTGAAAAAACCTTTCTGGGAGAAAGAAGCTCCAAAAGATGCTAAAGAAAAGCATCTGAATCGGAAACAAATTCAATCGGCCAAAGCACGGGCAAGAGTCGCTGGTCGGCCTTACCCAAACGCTGTGGACAATATCGCGGCTGCAAGGAGTGCAAAGAAACCATATGCAGCCGCCGCAAGGTCAGGGACTTCTAAAGGAAAAGCGCGATGAAACTCACCACAATTACAAAGTCTGGCACTGGCAGAAGCGCAGCTTGCGCCGTAGATGATTTCCAGACTCCTTTCAATGTTGGTATTGGAGCAGCCATTACATCAGGCGCTGCTACATTTAACATTGAATATTCATTTGATGATCCGATGGCAGAAGGATATACTGTGGCTGGCGCTACTTGGTATGTTGCTACCGGCTTTTCGGCTGTTTCCGCCAGCACTGGTGGATCTTTTACAGTTCCGTGTAAAGCTATTTGCATCAATATCAGCTCTGGCTCTGGTACTGTAACTGCCTCCGTTGTTCAGGCTGGCCCTGTATAAGGTGATATAATGTCAACAAGCGGGACATACGCCTTTAATCCCGGATTAGGTGAGATCGTCCTATACGCTTACCAGAATATTGGTTTGCGTCCGACTTCGCTTGTCCAAGAGCATTTTATATCAGCGCGTATGGCGTCCAACATGATGCTTGCCCGCTGGTCGAACGAAGGCGTCAATCTGTGGGCTGTTGATCTGCAAACTGTCCCGTTGGTCGCAGCCCAATCTACATATAACGTGCCGCTCAACACCGTTACCATGTTGGATACATATATATCCACAGTCAGCGGTAGCAGCCCGCCTATTGACCGTATTATCTTGTCTGTAAGCCGTACAGAGTATGCTTCTTACCCTAATAAGACACAGCAAGGCTTCCCAACGACATTTTGGTTTGACCGCCTCATCAGCCCTAACCCAACTGTGACATTGTGGCCTGTACCTGACGGTACAAGCGGTCAATATTTGAAGTATTACCGCGTTCGGCAGCTTCAAGATTCCAATTTGACAAACAATCAGAACGTCGAGATCCCTTATTTGTGGATGGAAGCGTTTGCTGATGGTCTAACATACCGTTTGGCTCGTATATGGAACCCCCAATTAGCGGTTGCCTTAAAGGGTCAGGCTGATGAGAGCTATAATATCGCTGCTCAACAAAATATTGAAACAGCTCAACAGTATATTTCGCCTCAAATTATGGGTTATTATCGGCCATAGGGAGGCAAAATGGCATACGCAAGTCAATCTGGACGCGCAAGAACGAGTGCCAGCAACCCGCAGGCTCATGCCATATGCGACAGGTGCGGATTTCGCTATAATTTAGTGAATCTTAAGTGGCAATTTGACTGGCGTGGCGCATCCCTGATGAACCTTCGCATCTTGGTTTGCAATGATTGCTATGACACGCCCCAAGAACAGCTTAGAGCCATTATTGTACCGGCTGATCCAGTTCCGGTTATGAATCCCCGCGTCCAAGACTTTGTTACGGCTGAAACCAACAATCGGTTTACGTCTGGACAGAATACGGTCAATGCCGCGACTAATATTCCGGTCGTTGGTGGCGACAACCGTATCACACAGAACGATCAGGATCGTGTCACACAACAAACTGGCGAGCCGCCGGGTGGACTTAATGAAAGACCCGGCACGAATCCCAACGCTCCCGGTGACAATGACCCCGGCGTGCCTTATAACAATATTGAAGTTCCTAAGACTGGTCCGTTGACATGAGCAATGTGTTCAAAACTAAGGCTGAAACGGGGATGTCATAATGTCAAATGTTCAGATCCCGAATCTACCGGCTGCTACGTCCCTTAGTGGGACAGAGCAAGTTGAAATTGTTCAAGCTGGCGTTTCTCGTCGCACAACAACTGCGGCTATAGCTGCCATTACTCCCGGTCCTACCGGCCCGACAGGCGCATTTGGCCCAACTGGCCCTACAGGCGTTACCGGCCCTACAGGTCCAACAGGCGCTCAAGGTATTCAGGGTTTGAATGGCCCTACAGGCCCTATTGGCGCTACTGGTCCCACAGGCCCTACCGGCCCTACTGGTGCTGCTTCCACAGTGGCTGGTCCTACTGGGCCAACTGGTGCATCTGGCCCGACAGGTGCTGCTTCCAGCGTTGCGGGTCCAACAGGCCCCACTGGCGCAACTGGTACAACAGGCGCAACTGGCCCTACTGGAGCTGCATCTACCGTTGGTGGCCCTACAGGACCGACTGGTACGACTGGCAATGCTGGTCCAACAGGCCCTACTGGTGTTTCAGGCGCTGCTGGTAGCATTTACGCAACTACAAGCACTACATCACTGACTATTGGGTTAGGCACTCAGTCGCTGACGGTTGGAACGGGGTTGGCATATACCGTTGGTCAGCAGGTTCTGATTGCGAATGACAGCACCCATAGCATGATTGGTACAGTAACATCGTACAACTCTGGCACTGGCGCTATGGTTGTAAATGTTACCTCTGTAATTGGTAGTGGCACTTTCGCTTCGTGGGCAGTTAACATCAACGGTGCTGCCGGTCCCGCTGGGCCTACAGGCCCTACCGGTGCTACTGGATCTGCCTCCACAGTTGCAGGGCCGACTGGCCCCACCGGCCCGACAGGTGCTACTGGTGCAGCTTCAACGGTTGCTGGCCCTACAGGTCCAACTGGAACAAACGGAATTGATGGCCCCACTGGCCCAACAGGTGCTGCTTCAGTAGTTGCAGGACCTACTGGCCCAACTGGTACTGCTGGAACTGCCGGAGCGGTGGGTCCGACCGGACCCACTGGTGCGGCATCGAGCGTAGCAGGCCCAACAGGCCCGACTGGACCTACGGGTTCAACAGGCCCGAACAGCATTGCTATCAATACAACGACTGTTTCTGGCGGCACTGATACCTACATCCTGTACAACAATGCAGGTACTGTCGGAAATAAACAGATTGTTCCGGTTCTTAATGGCGGCACAGGTGTCACTGTCTCGTCCGGCGCAAGCAGCGTTGTACTGCGTGATTCTAATTCAAACATAACCGCTAATTATCTTTACCCCGGCTTTTCTAACACGGCTGCGGCTGGAACAACCACAACCCTAACTGCGGCATCAGTTTTTAATTACAATGTAACAGGGTCCGGCGGACAAACCTTTAAACTCCCTGACGCAACAACTTTGTCTGTTGGAGCTGTTTATACGTTTAACAACAATCAAACTTCTGGCACAATTGTTGTTCAAAACAACAGCACGACAACATTGTCAACAATCCAATCCGGTGGATTTTTGTGCCTAACATTGTTGACCAATTCGGTTGCTGCTGGAACTTGGGATACGCATTACCAAGCACCATCTAACGTAACATGGTCCACCAATACATTAGACTATGCTGGTTCTATTACATCCGCCACTTGGAACGGTGTAACTGTTGCTGTTAATCGCGGTGGTACTGGTTCATCTACCCTGACTGCCAATAACGTGTTGTTAGGCAACGGCACATCTGCCTTGCAAGTTGTTGCGCCGGGATCTTCTGGTAATGTGCTGACCAGCAACGGTACGACATGGCAATCCACAACCCCAGCAGCTTCAGGTGTAACAAAAGCGCAAGCAATTGCGTACTCAATGATTTTGGGTTTCTAGGAGTTATTCGATGGCAAATCCCAATATAGCAGCCCTAACATCTATATACGGCACAACAACATACTACACACCATCAGGGACAACTGCTGTGGTGTTACTTGCCAATGCTGCCTCCAGCGGCACGGTGATGCGGATCAATCAAATAGTGGCGGCTAACGTCAACGGATCTTCGGCAGTCAACGCCACTGTGTCGATCTACACGAATGGTGCAGTAGCTCAAGGATCTGCACCATCTGGCGGCACGGCATATCCGATTGTATCTACGGTATCAGTTCCCGCTAACGCCTCGCTGATCGTGGCTGACAAGACAACCAACATTTATCTGATGGAAGGTACTTCTATTTCAGTAACAAGCGGCACGGCCAGCGGCATCACGTTTAGCGTTTCTTATGAACTTATCTCGTAAGGATTTCCCATGAGCAGGCGCTACATAGGCAGCTTGATAGACGCCTTTAATACGCTGAAGGTCGCTAATGCGCCGACCATTGGGACGCCTACGGCTGGTGCTTGTGGCACTGCCTCGGTAGCGTTTACAGCCCCATCATGTGTTGGTGGCGGCGCTGTCACTGGCTATACGGCAGTGTCTTGTCCGGGATTTAAAACTGGCACGGGAACGACATCGCCCATTGCTGTGGCATGTTTGACTAATGGGACTGCGTACACGTTTAGGGTTAATGCCACTAATGTCTTCGGGCCATCTGCATTTAGTGCGGCCAGCTCAAGCGCCACTCCATTTAACGCTTTTGGTATTTTTGCTTTTGGTAACACGAGTAAAGTTACAAATAAATATACGTTTTCTTCTTGTACAAGTGCAGTTGGTACATCCATAATTAACAATCTTTGCAATCGTCGTATTGCATTTGGCAACAATACAAATGCATTTGTTGGAAACAATAAATGGACATTTTCTGGTTGCACAGTTGCAGCTAAAAGTTGCATTCCAATATTCTGTGTTAATTATGGATCGGCAACAGGAAATTCAATAGTTGGAATATTTGCTACTGGCGAAAATAGTGTTTCTCCATATAGATGTTGTTGTTTCCCTGTCAGTCAACATAGAAGTAAATATAATTACTCGTCTTGCGCAGTTACAACTGCAACAAATGCAACTACATATTCAGCTGTAGGTTCTGCTACTGGAAATTCTTGTTTTGGAATATTTGCTTTGGGTTCAACATGCCTTGCTGCCAACACGGCATCTACAACTAGAGATAAATATACTTATTCTGGTGATACGGTCACTTCTGGGGCTGCCGCATCTGTCGGCAGCTTGGGCGGCGCAGCGGTAGGAAATTCTACAATTGGAATTTTTGCAGTTGGCTATAGTAATTCTATTGGCGGACCTTCTACAATACGCAATAAATATACTTATTCGTCAAATTTAAGCGCAACAGCAA